TTGTGATAACGCGCCATCGCTGCCAGGCCCCTACTCAGCCAGTCCGGGCTGAGTTTCGGGCACAGGATGTCATCATCGCTATAGACTAAGATGTCCGATTGCGCCATACGCGAGACGGCGCTCCAGTTTGCACGGATGTGCGTTCTGTTGGATCTCAGCACCAGGCCGGACAATTTGCCTTCTGTTTTCAGCCCTTGCAGATACTCGGCATTCCCCTCAGTGGATGCATCGTCTATCACGTGCAGGCGAAACGGCGTTGTCGTCCGCTCAAAGAGATAGGTCAACGTCCGCTTCAGTAAGGGCAGGCGGTTGCGGGTGCAGAGCACAATGTCAGTGATCATGGCCGCCTCCGCTCCTCGTGCAGTTTGACCATCCGCCATGCCTCTGGGCTGTCGATCCGCCCCGGCACCATCCCGTCCCACCGGCGCGCATCGCCGGGGTAGTGCATTAGTCCGGCGGTCGTAATCCCCCGACTATACTTGTCAAACGTATTGAATTCATTTCCGAGCAGCCAAATCTTGAGCGGGTCGGTATACATCGCCCGCACCAGGGCACCTTGATCTCGCTGAGCGTGTACCTCCCATTCGAGTTGCCAGCGCACAAAGAACTTCCGAATGCGCTCGTTCCGCCCGAAGGCCCACACCCCGCCGTTCCACTGCATTGTGTGGAGGGTCTTGACCTGCTGCTGGATCCCCGCGAGCTCGCGCTTGTTGTTCTTGCGCTCGAAGGCGTGCATAGTGTCCAGCAGGTGCGGATCCTTGGTGATCACGAACTCCCAGCCGTCCTCGATCCACTGGAAGAACTGGTAGATTGGCGCTACGACTCCCGTGTCCGCGTCCAGATAGAGCACCGCGTCCCATTCAGGGGGCGTCAGTTCGTAGGCTTTCAGCTTCGCCCGGCGCCCGCCGATGTCGGAATCCGGCTGAATCACCAGATGATCTTCCGGCCCGATCCTCTTTGCCGCGCACAGGCAGATCGGGATGTCGGGCATGAAACGCTTCGAGCTGGTCATCAGCCGCAAGGCGCACTTTCGAGCGGGTTCACCGAAGGCGACGCAGAAAATCCCCCTGCTCATTTGAGTCTGTCCGTCTTGCTTGAGGTGTCCGGCGCTTTTCGCGCCGGCTGCGGCTCGACGGGCTTGGGCGAAACCGCCACCACCTCGCCCCCTGTCAGGCCGGCCAAGGCGTTGACCGTGATTTCGTCCATGTCGGCCAGCAACTCGATATAGCACACTACCAAGTCGTTGTACGGTATATCAATGACCACCCTGCGGGTTCCCTCCGGCACCCAGGGGAACAAATCCAACAAGCTGCGTCCGATAGCATGGCGTCTGATTAACATGTCCTTCCTCCTTCCAACATCTTGGCCACGGCCCGCTCGTTGTCCCGGCACCAGTTCTCCACCGAATACGGCGCAGTCACCGCCCGCAGCGCCTCACGATTGACGGCCTTGTCCGGGAACGCGGCCTGCTCCACGGCCTTGATCAGCCCCTTCAGATCCCCCTTTGGATAGCGGTAAACTCCCGTACAATCGCTCAGTTCGTCCAACAGCCCCACATTCCGCGGGATCACGATACGAACCCCGCAAGCCAGAGCCTCTAGCGGCGGCATGGGGATACCCTCCACGCGGCTGGGCACCACCAGCACGTCTAGGCCCTGGTAGAAGCGGGGCATCGCTACCCATGGGAATCTCTGCGTCGGCACAACAGGCCACCCGCGCCCGCAGGCTTGCCAGGTGACTCGCCCGGCGATGGGGGCCTTCAGCAACCCTCGCACCAGGTCCTCGCCCTTGCGGTGATTGGGATAGGTGTAGCCGCTGAATCCCACCACGGGCCGCCCCCCATTGCGCCGGGGCGCGACCCCGAACATCCTCGTGTCCAGCGGCGGCGCGCATTGCGCCGTCAGTCCATGAGCGGCCAGCGCCCCGGCATATAGTTGGCAGGTGGCAATGCGCAGATTCACCTTCCCTGCCATCTCATCGAAACAGCGCGTTTTGTCCCCGCCGTCCTCCTCACGGTGGGTGAAGTAGGCCGCTGTGGGAACCTTGGGCCACGCCTTCAGTTTGTGCAGCCGGTCGCCCTCGAAGTAGGCCAGCAGGTACATGGCGTCGCATTTGCCGTCAGGCCCCGAGCTCACGGACCAGCCCAGACCATCGCGGAGATACCGCGCCATCCGAGGAAGGACACGGTCGTCCATGATGTTCTGGCAGATCACGTGAACTCGGGGCCCCACAACAAAGCTCCTTTCGCCTAGAGCAGATCCACCAGCCACACGGCCTGCGGACGGATGATCCCGAAGGCCGCACGCAACTCAGCCAGGATGGCGATGATGTTGCGCACGAAGAAATCCTCGTGGCTGTCGGTGACCGAGATGGTCGCACGCTGGCGATCCCAGACTTTCACCTTCCGCCAGTCAGCCAGGATCGCCCGGCCCGCGGGCCAGCCCGCGCATTCCGCCACTGGATAGCCCCAAAGCATTTTCGGGGCGCTGCCAAACGGGCCGCCGCCGTAGTACTGATTCACCAGATCCTGTGCGGTCTCGATGGCCTCCCAGTCGGTGGGGTTGAAGACCCAGGCGGTCGGCCTCGAAAAGCCGAACACCTGAATGTTGGTCACAGCCCGCCGACAGGTTGCCAGCGCTGTGGTGCCCAGGAATCCCTGGCCCATCACGCCAGGGTAGTTGGCGATGCCCAGGAAGTTTTCCCCAACACCGTCGCCGACGAGCACGTTGTCTTCCAGCTTCTCGGCCAGATCATCGCGCAGCTCGTTGTCGATGATCCCGCGGATCTGCGCCACGTCGGACAGGGCGCGCTTGGTGGCCGCGATCCACACGGCGATGGTCTTCACCACCTCGAAGACCTTCTCGAAGTAGATCGCGCCCTGCGGCTTTTTCCCCTCGATCTCGCCCGTCGCGCCCGTGTAAACCTTGATGTTCGCCTCGGGAACCGCCGCGGCCTCAGTGATCTTCTTGGTCTGGCGCACGAACTCCACCATATCACTGGTGGTAGTGAGGCGGTTGACCAGATCCATCACCGTCAAGGGCCGGCGGCCCAGCGGCTCATAGATCCCGGTGTAGTCGGGATTCACGAACGCGCCAGCCGAGGTGTCATCCAGCCCGGTGATCAGGTCCTTGAACTCCACCGGTGGGGAGACCAGGCCCTTCACGCCGTCGGGGATCTGACCCGATGGGGCGACATGTTTGTACCACGCCTGGTACTCGGCAGATTCAACGAAGCGCTCGCCGATGGTCTTGCCCTTGCCGGGGCGGACGGGATCCTGCTTCGCATGAGGCGCATCGTTCAGGCTGATGCCCGCGCCCAGATCCAGGATCTGCTTCTTGAGATCCTCGTCGCCCTCTTTGGCCTTGATCTGCTTTTTCAGTTCGCCGGCCTCGGTGAGATAGCCGGTCACCTTCTGGCGCTCTTCGGCGTTGAAGTCGCGCTTCTCCTGATCCACCTTGTCACAGATGTCTCGCGCCGCTTTCAGCGCGACCATCAACTGTTCTTTGAGATTCATCGTGCTCCTATTCGTTTTCCATAAGATCGAGTGCCACACGCGCCGCGAGGGTGCTTGATCGAGGCTCCTTGTCCGTACCCTTTCGGGTCTTGTCCGTGGCCCCGTCGTCGCCATCATCGGCGCTATCGCTCGCTGCTGTCTCCAGCAGTCCAGCGTCTTTCAAAACCTCAGTGAGCGTGTTGTACGCCGCAAGGATCCGCTCGGCGTTGCGTCGCGCCAGCACGCGGCCGGCCTTGGTCTCGCCGTTCCAGTCGGCCTTGGGCACATCCATGCCCTCCGCTGAGTACATGGCAGTCAGCTTGCGGATAGCCTCTGTCTTGCCCGGCCCCTCATACGCGTTGCCACGAAAGCCGCCATGCAGCGCCGCCCAAGCAGCACCCATGAGGCGGTGATCGGGGTCGCCGTTCACAGCGCGCACGCGCAAGTGCCAGGTGGTGACGGTCTCGGGGTCTTCCACCACCAGATAGTGGCTCGCGGGGTGATCGCCGTCAGCCTCGGTGCGAGTCACGGCTTTGTCGGCGGCTTTGATGGCGAGCGTCTGTGTATTCACGCCCGCACCGCGCTGGACGGGAGCGGCGGCGATCACGTGCATCTTCTTCAGGAAACGCACGTCCTTACCGTCGAAAACGCCAGGGGCGCTGTCCTCCACCTCGAAGGTATAACTCCACTGCTGGAGCGGCCCGACATTCTTGATCGTGGCATAGTGTTCCTTGCCGCCGGCCGTATCCAGAAAGAAGCGGCCATTGACCAGAGCGTCGTTGCCCTGCTCAGAGATTTCCCCCATGCCCACGGGCAAGGTCTTGTCGTTGTGGCCGTATGCCTCTATCAGCACGCCCTGCTTCCCGAAAGCGCCGGGCACGGTCACATCCCCCTGGTGGTCTACCACATTTAAGGTAGCGAACCGGGCAGAGAAAGTGCCCTGGGTGTCATCCTTCGCCTCAAATGCCCCGATGAATACCTTGTGTGCCATTATTCCCTCCCGAATGTCACCGAACACTTGCAGTTCGCATTATTCTCAGCCCCGCCGGCAGGATCGCCGGGCCAGAGTTGGCCGTTGCTGAACCGTTCGTCCAGGGCCACGGTCTCCCCATCCAATGCCGCGTGCGCCTCGCGCGGGTTGGCCGAGTTCGTCTGCCATGTTTTCGTTTTCAAGTTGGCCTGTTTCGCGCCCTCGAAACTTCCGAACGTGCTCGCCGTGGTCACTTTTGAGGCCGCGATCTCTGGCGCGCGCACGTCTATGGCCAGGGCGAACAGGGCCAGCGCCGCCGCCCGGGGCGCATCATCCTTCAAGGCCGTGATCAGCCCATCGCGGGTCGTGGCGTTGATCTCCTCAGCGGCGATGCGGCTGTTCTCTTCCAGCCAGGGCAGCATGCGGTCGCCGTCCAGCTCGATGTCCAGTTGATCGGCGATGTGCTTGGCCCACACTGTCGCTGTGGCCACATTGAGGCGGTAGATGTCGTCGTGTAGCTCGTCATCCCAACGCTCTTCGTCCCACAGGTCGTCAATAGCCTGCTTGCGAGCCTTCTCTGGAACCTTGCCAATGATGGTGTCCTGCTGGCGCTTGAAATGGTGAGCCATCACCTGAGTCCACTTGACCTCATGCCTGTCACGCAGGCCGGGTTGCGAGGGGTCGATCTGCCCTTCGCGGCGGGCCTTCGTCCCGGCAGATAAGGCTTTCGGCGGCGGGGCGCTGTCGCGCGGGCTGGCCTGGCCGCCGATCAGCACGTTGAGGGGCACGACCAGTTTGGCAGCATCGCCGCCCATCGAGGGCAGGTTCATGCGCGCCCGCGCCTCGTCCCGGGTGAGCCACGGCGCGCCGACGGAAGACTGTAGCGACTGCACCTGTTCCTCGAAAGAGCCTTGCATTTTTTCCAGGATGTTGAACTCCACGTAAACGCCAGGGGTCTTGTCCAGGTCAGGCAACAGTTGCAACTCGACATCGCCCTCGATCATCGAGAGCCAGGGACCCAGGCTATCCTGGTACAGATTCCGATGTTGCTCCCGGATGTTCGAGAATGTGGCGTTGTCCAGGATCCCCACCATTGGCAGCGGGATGTGATAGGCTCTGGCG